TTGCAATATAAACAGGTTTACGGGCCGTTAGGTGCGCTTGCATAATGGCTGCAACACTTGTAACTGGCGGTAGTTATTTACTTGAATTGGGCACAGGTTTTGACGCGCAAGCATTCGAGTTAGATGTCAGCACATTAAACGGAACACAAGTGTTAGACGGCGACGGCGAGGATTTTCAAGACATCACCGAGTATGCAAACAACATCACAATTTCGCGCGGTCGCAAACAAGTATTAGACGCATTTGGTGCCGGCACGATGATTGTGTCAATGCAACAAACAAATTACAACAGGCAGTTAGACGCGTTTAACACTTCAAGTATTTATTACAACACAAGCACAGATCAGCCAGGTCTCGGGCCGTTGCGACCCATTCGACTTAGCCGCAATGGTGAATATTTGTTCACTGGCAAAGTAACTTCGTATCGGCAGCAATATGTGCTTGGTGGGCAAACGCAGTACACGGTTGCGGCTGCAGATGATATTTATACGCTGGCGCAAGCAGAATTACCAGAGACAGCGACAAGTGTGCAAACATCGTCAGCGCGATTATCGGCAGTGTTGGCACTTGTACCGTACACAGGCACAACGAGCATCACAGGGACGCCTACAGCGACGCTAGGCGCGTACACGATTGCACAGGACACAAACGCCAACAGTTATGTGAACCGCATAAATCAGGCTGAACAAGGCCGCATATTTATTTCTCGAGCCGGCGTGCTCACATTTCAGCCGCGCATAGGCGCAACATTGGCAGCGGTAACGGTCACTTTTAACGACACTGGCACAGGCACAAAATATGACAATCTAGGTGTTGAATTTGATCAGCAAGCAATAACTAACAGCGCTACGGTGACAATTGAGTCTGGCGGTACGCCACAAACATCTACTGACGCTGCATCTATTGCAGAATACTTTAAGCAATCTTTGTCTATTGACGACAGTTTGTTATCAAGTAACGCGCAAGCGCTGACGCTCAGCGACTATCTGTTAGACCCGATACCTGAGCCACGCTTTACGAGCATGTCAAGCACATTTGCTGCTTTAACTGATGCACAAAAAACGGCGTTGGCAACAATTGAAATTGGTGGGTCGGTGACGCTAACTAAAACATTCCCTAACGGCACACCAATAGCCGTAACGCAAACGCTGGCTATTGAGGGAATAGATCACAACATAAATGTGGCATCAGGCCACAGGGTCACGCTATACACAAGCCAGACGGTCGTGCTCAACGCTTTCGTGCTTAACGACATCACCTATGGCGTATTAGACGATCTAAACGCCCTAACATAAGGAGTAATTATGAGTAAACAAGTTTTTGTCGCAAACACTATTTTGACTGCAGCGCAGTTAAATGCCCTGCAAGCAAACGATTACAACCAAACTGTGTCAACTAAAACAGCGTCTTACACATTGGTTGCTAGTGACGCTGGTACACGCATTGTAATGAATGTGGCAACAGCAAATACAGTCACGGTAAACACATCGCTATTTACTGCCGGCGACACTTTGATCATTCAAAACATTGGTGCAGGTGTTACGACTGTTACAGCTGGCACTGCGACCGTGTCGAGTGCTGGCTCGCTAGCAATAGCGCAATACGGCAGTGGAATACTTTATTTCACTAGCGCTGGCGTAGCAATATTTTTTCCGTCTGCAGCTGGCGCTGGCGCAGTAGCGCAAGTAAAAAGCACCACATTAACCAGCACATTTAGTGCCACAGCAACACTGGGCACATTTGTAGCAGTAACCGGTTTAAGTGTTGCAATTACGCCAACAAGTGCAAGTAACAAAATTTTAGTAATGGCAAATTTACAAGTTGCAAACTCGTCACAAACGGCCGTCACCGCTATTTTAACTGGCGGTAATTGTGCAAGTTATAAAGGCGACGCGGCAGGGAACAGGCAACAAGCCGCAACTTCTCAAACAGGGACAATTAACGGTCACCAGTCAAATAATTTGGGATTACTTTATTTAGACTCACCAGCAACAACTAGCGCAACTACTTACGGCGTAAGCATAAATTACACAGGTACAGGTGCTGGAACGAATACGGTCTATGTCAATCAAGGTATCGGCGACACCGATTTTACTTATGTAAGTAGAACAGCATCAACGATCACAGTATTAGAGGTAGCACCGTGACAAATTACGCTTATGTTTTAACAAAAAAATATCCTAATTCTATTTGGGAATTATCTGACAACGATTACGAAAACATTATTTGGAAATCTGACGACACAAAACCAACTAAAAAAGAATTAGATGATCTCGTTCCAATTATTAAATCTGAAGAAAAAAAAGATGAACAAGACCTAATAAAGAAACGGCAAACAATACTTGACAGGCTTGGAATTACTAACGATGAATTTAACGCATTGATTGGCTAGTTGTGAATACAAAAAAAATTAACAAATCGCATAGACAAATTGGCGATCAAACAACTAAAGGCGGATTGTTGGGCATATTTATTTATGTGCTGTCTCGAAACAATGTTGACCCGGTGCTTATCGGTTTACTTGTGCCAGTAGTCGCAAGCGTCCTTGCATGGATTAGTACAAAGATCGGTGACCCTGATTTGGCGTGCATGTTTATACCTAACGAAAAGAAGTGAAACCGTACACAGTTAACGCCGCGCCGATTGTGCAAGCACCGTTGGCTGGCATGGATTATTGGATTACGCGCGCAATAAAACATTCAAATAAAAGCCTTTGGAATAACGGTTCGTGGATTATTCGAGACATAAAAAATAAACCTGGCACTATTAGCAATCATGCAAAAGGTGTAGCAGTTGATTTGTCTTATCGTTATAACTCAAGCACTAACGCAGGTCGCACTGCATCGTTACCGTACATTACAAAATTGTTAGAAAACGCAGACACGCTCGGCATAGAACTTTGCATTGACTACGCCTTAAGACGATCATGGAAGTGTGATCGCGGTACTTGGATTGCAGGAAATTTTCAAACAGGCGACTGGTATCACATTGAAGTAAATCCTGTAATGGCGCACAGCGTAGAACTTGCAAAACAGGCGTGGGATAAGGTGTTTGGGCTAATACCTGCGGTAACTAAAAAACCAGTGTAAGGTAGTCCTTGACCGAGAAAGTCGAGGGCACTTATGCACTTCATCATCAAATTAACTATCGCATTTGCGTTATCTGCAATCGGGGTAGGTGTCAGCCAGATACCACAACCGCAACCAGACATGTCAAGCAACACGCCAACAGACAAGCCATACGAGGCTCTAGGCGGTTTTGGACAGGCTATGGCCGACATATACCGATATGTGCCACCAGTGACCACGACAACGCCATCAGCGCCCGTATACAAACATGGTGAGTGCTCATGGCTACCAGCGCTGGCGTTACAGGCAGGCTGGCAACCTGAGCAAATACCACAACTCATCAAATACGCCCTACGCGAGTCAGGTTGTTGTCCTAATCGTGTCGGCGGTGACACAGTAGATAAAGATTGCAACATCACTGGCGTAGCGGAATGGTCGCACAGATCAGACAGCGGCTTACTGCAAATAAACGGTGTGCATTGGAAACCTGACCACCCACAATATGACGGTCTGATATGTAAACAAATGAGAATATGCACACAAAAACCGTTGTTAGATGCGTTAACTAATTTGCGCGCCGCACGATTAATTTACCTTCGAGTTGGCTGGTCTGCATGGGGAAACTAAGCGTTAAAGATTTTGCGTGGCTAATGGTTGCATGCGGTCTTACTCTGCGACTACTGTCCTTTATCATGTTCAAAATATAAACCCAAACAGAAAAGAGAAAGCAATGACCGAGAACGAATATAACGAAACATTTGACATGCAAATGGAACGCGAACACCAACTCAATCTTGATCGCATGCGCCAATTCAAATTGATAGGCGAACAAATCAGCAAAATGCCAGACGCATCACCAAAAGTATTAGAAATTGAAGTGCGCTATCTCATGGGCATTATTGGTGAACTAGAAACACGCATAAAAGATTTAGAGTCCGAAGCACGCCGGCTAGAAATGTTGTTAACTCGTGCAAACTAACCAACTAGAAATGTTCGCACCATCAATCGGATTAGGCGGCACATTCGAGCGCCCAGCAATAAACCGTGACATTGTAATTATTGCTCGAGAAGCAAAACAAACAAGCGTTGACGCTGCAATAAAAGCAAAACCGAAAACAGGCAAAAAGCGCGCACGAGTACACGCCTACCTACTTGGTCGCCCGGCAACGGATGAGGAAATAGAAATAGCGCTCAACATGTCAGGCAACACCGTCAGGCCGACTCGAGGCACACTAGTCAAAGACGGTCATGTCATAGACAGCGGTATGCGCCGGCTTACACGCGCTGGCAATGAAGCAATCGTTTGGCGGTGCGTATGAAAGAATTTAACGAAGCACAAAGCACTAACAATTATTTAATAAGCCAGTTGATAATTGCGCGTAAAGAAAACGAAGTGCTAAGAGCGCACATTGACAAACTGCAAGACGACATAAAAATTAGCAGTCAGTTACTCAACGCGTGTGTTGCGTACATGTCATGAACGCATTTAACTTAGGCGACTATGTAGATGTACCGACTCGACTGGCTGAGGCGTTAAAGCGTTGGCCTGATCTACGCATACAAGAAACAAAGCCAGTAATTGTCACGGTGGACAGCCAGCAATATGTAGAGATTAGTTGTACTGTGTGGCGCGCGTTAGATGATCTTGTGCCGACCGTTGCCTGCTGCTGGGAACCGATACCGGGTAGAACGCCTTACACAAAAGGTAGTGAGATGATGAACGCCAGCACATCGTGTTTAGGTCGTGCGCTCGGTTTCTTAGGCATGGGGATAGGCAAAAGCATTGCGTC